TTAATATTAATACCAGTGCTAAAAGTCCCATAGGACGCAACGATGATAGCATTTTTTTGAGTCTCCGTAATTTCTCTAATCAATTCTCTTTGTTCAGTATCAACACCACCGTGAACAAAAAATACTTTACGATCAGTTTGCTTATTTTTATTTATTAAATCGTATAAGACCTGACCGTGAGCTTCAACTCTAGAAAATAATACCAGTGTATTACCCTTTAAATCTAAAGTCAAATTTTTTATAAAATTATTTCTTTGTGAATGAGTAATAAGATATTCAATTTCATCTTGATATGTTTCAAATTTCTGTGGAGAGTGTTTAAGAACAAGGCATTGTATATCTAATTGAGAAAGATGTCCCTGTTTCATCAATTCATCAGTCCTTGTTACTTTATATGATGGACCGAATAATCCCTCTAATACCCATTGATGAGTTTGAGTACCACTCAGAGTACCTGTAAATCCATATCTATACTTAGTATGATGTAATTTTGTCATTATAGATATAAGAGACTTACTCTTAAAGAGATGAGCTTCATCTCCTATAACTACATTATAATCTTCAAAGAATGAACGAGGAAGTTTATATACAGATTGCCATGTTGTAATAGTGACTGGATATTCATTTGTTTTTTCTTTACCCGAATATATACGGTGACAATATGACTCAGAATCCCAACCGTAATCCTGGAAGTCTTTGTACATCTGCTCTACGAGAGATGTCGTTGGAACAACTAGAAGAGTTTTTTGTTCTTTATCAACGTAATATCTTACAAGAGAGTAAATCATCAATGATTTGCCTGAAGCAGTGGGCGATATCAATAGCTTTCTATTATGCCTTAAGGCATCATATACTCCCTCAATTTGGTATTTCCTGGGTGAATGACAACATATAGCATTCATATAATCTTTAACACCCTGATATGATATTCCCTCATTGACTTCAAAGGGAGTACCATAATATTGATTATCTACAAATTCATATGTATAGTCGTGTCTGTCACAGAAGGCAATAATTTTATCAAGTAATCCGACATAGATTTGTCCGTTAGAGGTGGAGAATAATCGGATCTTTCCGTCCCAATACTTGTTACGGTATTGAGGCATAAACTTTGCACCCTCCACGTCGAAAGTGAAGTAATCTGACAATTCCTGATAGACATGAGGTTCGGCTTGTACTTGGAGAAAAACCTCATTCTTCTTTCCTATAACAACGTCGGTCCTCACAAATACCCATTCATCTATGGGTATTTAGGGATAATTCAACGAGAATTTCTAACCAGTAAATTGGTCTATAAACGTCTGAGGTTGTAAAGCCCCTACAGCAATTCTTTTATTCTTTGTAGATAATAAACCTTCATGATCTAAATATCCAGGAAAATAAACTATTTTTCCTTTTTTGGGGGTAATTTTATATTCTTTTTTATTCTTAAGATAAAGAACTGTATCCCCATCAGCATCATTCAAATACACAATAAAAGAATATTTCTCAGAATTTCTATGATTATGTTTTATTTGATTTCCATTGGAATGATAATGAATTAAATGTAAGTGAAACAAATCTTTTATATCAAAATATTCTTTTGTAAGATCTTTTTTAATTGAATCGCTCAAATAAGTTAATACATTCATGGATTGATATCCCTTTTTAGTACAACAGTCTGGAGCTACTTCAGTATAATTTTTTATATTTCTGATACTAAAATCTAAAAGAGTATTTAAATACTCGATTGTGTTTGAGTGTATTTTATTGAAAAAAATACCAGTTCCTATTCTAAACATAATCTATACCAAAGATTTCCTGCTATAGAGACACGATCCTCTTTACAATTATAGAATGGATAAACAGTATGCATTAATCTTGATGGAAAAAATACCATTGTTCCTTCCATAGATTTATCTAACCGATAACCATAATGTTTAATATTACCAAGCATATCTAGGTATTCAAATTCAAAAATAGAAGGTTTTTTATCAGATTCTCTCATACCATTAAGAAATGGTAGTTGATTCTGTTCCCTCCAATCATATGGAATTTTCATCCAGACATTGAATGAATACATTCCTCCATGAAAATGATAAGGATTAAATTCACCTTCATATTGATGGTTAACCCAAAAGTCTTGTAAATATAATTCAATATCAGCATTTATAGGAAGAGGTATGGGATCTTTTCCTCCATTCATATTCCTATACATTTCAACATGAGGATATAATATTTGATTAAAGAAATAATCATCCTCATCTTCAAGTTTTAAACTTCTACTAATATTACCAGCTAAATTATCTTTAGTATTTTCTCCAGATCCTTTATTAACTCTTTCCCACAAATAATTTACATGCTCTGGATCCAATCTAGTTTCAATCCATCCATGATGATGTGGTTGTAATTTTCTTGATTGCATTATCCTAATCCACTTTGGAATCTCATAAATTCAATTGCATTCTTAATTTGATATGTTCTATTTTGTATCACTTTAAGAATACTTTCAATATATACCAACATTGTATCATAATAATCAATCTTTAATGATGCATTAGATAACTTTTCATCTGCATCAAGATACTTTGTCATCGTATCTTTATCCCTAATCTTTTTACCAAAGGGATTTTCTACATAGACTTCTGGGTCTGCTTTCCCACTAAAATACTCATACCGTTCATGACGGATGTTCTTCCTTTGCTGTTCTGCTTTCTTTCTCAGAAGGAATATGGTATTATATAATTCAAAATATTTTGCATGAAGAGATGGGATATTTAACGATTCCTCGTGTAGATTATCTCTGTCTATCTTTGCGTCTTTTTCCCACATCTCTTGAATTGCTTCAAGATTAATACTCATAAAGGATTATTTTCTAAATCAGTTAGTCTGTATATAGTATACTTGAAAGATACGTCTGCTGTAAAGTACTCAATATCTGTATCTGTAGCATCAAATGATAAAGTTGTCAAGGAATATGGCCATAAATCCTCAAATATAACTTGAAACTGAGGAACTAAATTACTACTTAATATCTGTAAGTTACCATCAGAATAAATGTCATCATTAGTCTTTCCATGAGGTCCAAGAATATTCTCATCCTTTAAATCACGAAATTGTTGAAGAGTTTCGGGAAATCCCAATCCACGAATCCAATTTTGTATTTCCATATAATTAACTAAATCCTCATCAACTAAGAATCTTAGGTTCAAATCACCAAACTGAACCTTGTCACCAGGTGTAGGAATATCTCTTAGATAAGTAGGTTGAACTGCTTCTCCAAGACTAATATCAGGAATATTTGCTTCATTACAAAAGAAAGCAACTCCTGGAGATCTTTTCAGACCAAATTTAAACCCAACAGGTGAGAGAAAATTTCTATTCTCAAGAGGAGTTCCTGGTCTTTCAGCAGGTGGTTTTCTTTCTGCCATTATTCAGTTCTTGCCATTTGTTCTTCAAGTTTTTCCTTTGCTGCTTTTATTCCAGCAAGTCTTACTTCTAATGCATCTTCATAACGATGAAGCATTTTAAGTTTCCATTTTTGACGGTCTTCTTGACTCATCTTATTTTTACAGAACATTTTACCTCCTATTATGAAGACTTAATATGATTACCAATTACCGCATACTTAGCACTTGCAGTTTTAACAATATTAAATGCATAAGTATCATATCCACTAGTACCACCATCACTAGGAGTAGAACCACCAGCCCATGCAACTTGTACTGTAGTATGATCAATTTTTAATGTATTCACAAAAGCAGTTGATGCGTTTACAGAAGTAATTCCAGTAACAGTCACACAATCCCCTACAACCATTGAAGTATTTACTCCAACCGAAGAAGTGATATTTAAAGTATTACCAGTTCCTGCCAAAACAGCAGTATTTAAGTGAACCATTCCATAATCTAAATTAATATCACCTGCTGCTACACTAGCACTCCAAGCAGTAGTATTAATATGTGCTTTTTCTTGAAGAGCATTACCTCCTCCAAGTTTCACACCTTGAGAGAATGTTGCAATACCCGCACCTTCCATAGTGACAGCAGTACCTACATTTAAATTCTTCTCAATACCAGCACCACCATTTATTACAAAAGCACCAGTATCTTTACTAGTTGATTGTGTAGTATCTAAAATGGTAGCAATACCACTGGCAACATTGACTCCACCAGTTACATCTATACCACCAGCAGAAACAGTTATTTCACCAGCAAAAGTAGATACACCAGAAACACTTAACCCTGTAGTAAGACCAACAATATCTATTCCGCCACCACTTATAGTTACACCACCAGTGGTGACATTTATTCCTTCTCTAAAAGTACTAATCCCAAGAGCATCTACGTGTGTTACATCATCATATGTGATTGTTCCTGCACAAGATATATTACCACCAACAGTCAAACTCTTAGCAATACCAACACCACCAGATACAACTAATGCTCCAGTAGTACTTGAAGTTGACTCTGTAGTGGAACTTACAGTAGCAGCACCACTCACATTCATATCAGTGATATCATATGTGGTAGCAGTCAACAAACCAGTTACCGTACCACTAGTAGCAGTAAATCCATACGGCAAGTCGGGCGCTCCAGACCCGTCCTTATTCATAATGCTATCAGCTCGTACCCTTGACATATCTAGACACTAGTTTAATATTAAGTATTTAGACAAAAAAAAGACCCCCCAGAAGGAGAGTCTTTGTAATGAAATATAAGCGTCTTGCTTACATTAGGTTCTTGACTGCAACGCGACGATAGTAGCGGTTTGCATTGGTTGTTAGAGTACCTGATCCAACAGTTAAACCTTCGGCA